CCACTCAAGGGAAGAATAAACAAACGTAGAAGCAAAGTCGAAAGTGACTGGAGAGATTATTGGGGTTCCAATGATTATTTGGTTGCTGACGTCAAGGCACTAGGGGAAGACAAATTTACTAGGGAAATACTTTACATCTGCACAAACAGAGGCACAATGAGTTACTTGGAAGCCAAGGAACAGTTTGACAGACGGGTACTCGAGACAGACGAATACTACAATGGCATAATAAACGTTCGCGTAGGCGGATCCAAAGTCCTAAAAGAAGAATTGAAAACACACAAGGCCACATAGCAACACCGTTGATAGAAATATCCAGGAAATGCAGTCGATGAGACGTTAGGTGAATCCTGAGTTGCAAGTAGAGTGCTAACTGAAGGCACAAAAGAAGATGCTCTGTGAAAAAGATACAACATCAGAACTGCACACTTTGTTTGCAAAGGGTGATGCAGTTTCCCGTGACATGAAGTCTGGAATAGGGAGTTGGCGGGTCACCGCTTCCGTACAAAATTTCCTCTTGCAAAATGGCGGAGTCATCTCGCATGATGTTCATACTTCCCCGTAATGGGTGAAGTATGGATCAAGTATCTGCATGATGCAGGCACATAACTTCGTTATGTTGATTGCTTAATTGCGAAGCAGAACGACGCAGTCGTTCTTAAACATTAGGATCAAACGTATCACAGTCCAACCACAAAGTGGTGTCAGGATTACAACTGTTCGTGCATTTCAACTTCGTGTGACTCCAGTTCCTAACTTCCAACTCCTGTAGAACAGCATCACTGTAGACGTATATCGTATCCGGATCCATCTTCAAAAGTTGTTTCACCGCGTCCTTGTCAGGACGTGATTCATAAGTCTGCACATCGTCGACGAATTGCACCTTTCCGAAATCTCTGGCGTACTTGTCTCCGTGGAGCCAAGTGAGTGGCCCAAGGTCTCTGTTCATTATACGCAGTTCGTCCGCCTTGTGTCTCCATTCGATGTTTTGGAATCCCAACTCCGCTAACCTATCGTAGGTCTTGGCGCCTACGGCGAGGACCTTCTGGTCCAATAGTGGCTCCAGCGAGTGTTGATAATGATTGACAGATTCTATGTGAGTGATTATTAAGCCTTGCGGCTTGGCGGGATCGTGATCCACTGTATAAGTCTTCATACAGGGGAGCCACACGTCATCCTCATTTAACTCTGTGGGTCGAGTCATTTGTGTGTAAACTATCATACAGGAATTATTTAGAACAGTTGCCTTTGTCATTAAAACAGCATATTTGGTTTTTGATGTCGCTTTGGTATGATATTTTTATACTTTATATTATGTATGATTTATGTTAAAAGAACGGTTGTCCTGTCTTTTTGGCTGTGTCTAGGTTGTCTTTTATGACTTTGCCCATTACTTCTCTATCTTCGTGCGATGAACCAAACAGTTCGTCCAGTGTTACACCACCACGCATGAACCATGCCATCTTGTACAATTCACCTTTGAAGTTTTTGATTTCGTTGTCCATTTCTTTAGACAACTTTAAGATCTCAGATGTGTCGAGAGGCGCTATCTTTATCCGAAAAAATTTGCTGAGTCAAATGCAACTGGTACTGTGTATTCAGCCGGTGCACCGTCCTTAACTTCTTCTTCTGTAGACACAACTTTTTGTGGAGCAAGTTGGAATGCTTTTCTGTTTTCTTCTAGATGTTCCATTATTGCTTGAAAGAATGCTTTACTTGTATTGTCTATGAAATCTTTTATCATCGCTTTATCTGTAACCGTTTCGCCGTCTACTCTAATTGACCTTATAGTCTGCGACACCATGCCAACATTTAATTCAGTTAGTTTAGTGAAACTTTTTTGGAACTCTTTAATTTTTTGTTCGTCTGTCATTTCAGTGTCGTTGATTACTGATTGCAGTCTTGCTTGTTCAAATTGTTTAAGGGCACTTGCAGTAAACTCTGCGTAAGTTAAAGGTCTGGTTTTTATTTCCATATTTTCATGTAAAAAAGTATCTTTGTAAGTGGCTCCTAGTATAGTGGTTAAAGTTTCTTGTAAGTTTAATTCTAAATCTTTTTCTATTTTAGTGCCAGGCACTGTTATTGGTAACGTCATGCTTTCGCCGTAAGTTGCCATTCTAATTGCAATTAAAGCCGCATCGCAATCTATAGAAGGCATCGCCCAGGCATTTTTAATTTGTGGTATACAACTTTGTATTACCTGCACAGTGGCTTCGCCGTTCAATAATGCGTCTGGAGTCTTAAACATCATTTCATCTTTTGCAGTCATAGGATACACAGCGACCTCTTTGGATTCAGGCACATCTATTGTTCCTTCAGGATAAAATTCATATTTGCTAGGAAGTGTGACAAACTGTTTAGGCTGTCTGTAATACTTCTTAAGCGGATTTGTAGTTGTCTTTATTTGTTCGTTTGACATTTTTACTCCAATAAATACATATAAAGTTAATTGTTATATGCGTATATTTAGTGTAGTGAATAAAGTGCGTACTTAATGATTGGCAGTAAATACATTTTGGTACCACATGGCAATAGACGAAAGAACACTTGATAAACTTATACAAGGCCTCGACGCAAAGGGCGGGCCAGCCTCCGAACAGACTTTAGAAGAGTTAAGAGACGCAATGTCCGGTAGAACGGGTGTAGGATTCGGAAAAGTCATTAAAGATGTTGTAAAAGGCGGAGGCGGCGTAGGCGGAATGTTTAAACGTCTAGCAGTTGCAATTACCGATGTCCAAGATGAGGGTGAATTTTTAAAAGACAGTTTCGAAGCAATTAAAATTACTACAAGAGCCGCGGCAGGTGGAATGGAAGGAATGACTGCCGGACTTTATGAACTGGGTGATTTGGCAGGAGGTATCACAGGTAAATTTATTACCTTATTAGCACAGGCTTCAGAAGTAATAGGTGCCAATGTAACAGCATTTAGAACTTTGTCAAACGTTGGAGCCAATGCAACACTTGATTTGGAAAGATTGAGAGAAGCATCAGGAAGAACAGGAATAGACTTAGATACGTTGGTCGGGGAAACTGTTAGACTTTCTAAAGAATTTGCACAATTAACAGGATCACCTGCAACTGGTGTGAATAGATTTTTCAACATTCTCGAATCCTTCAACCAAGGTGACTTTAGAAGAGATTTCCAAGCACTAGGTCTTACGACAGCGGATCTTGCCGAGCAGACTGGAACCTATTTAGAAATACAAACTAGATTAGGAAGAGCACAAAGCATGACGCAGGGAGAGTTGAATACTGGAGCAAGTAATTTTATCATGCAATTAGATGAACTTGCGAGATTGACCGGACAACAGAAAAGTGAATTGCAGGCAGAATTGAGAACGCAGGCATTGGATAGAAGAATTCGATTGACCGGTAACAAGGAAATGCAATCAAGTATTGCCAGGGTAGCCGCGTTTGCTCCGGAGTTGCGTGACAGTTTTGTAAACATAATTGGTACAGGCTTTCCGAGAACAATGGAAGAGATAGGTATCTTCAGTAAGAATGGAGTTTCAGAAGCCGTTCAAGCAATCAGAGACGGAGTACCTGGAGCATCGGATCAATTAGTCGCGGCACTACAAAGAGCGTCTATGGAAACTAACAATATGAGTGCAGAGGAAAGAAAAAGATTACAAACACTAGTAAACACAACTGATGGATTCTTCAATGCCGATGTTGCTCTTATAGGATTCCAGAAAGCCACACAACAACAAACAGAAACAATCAGGAAACAACAAGAGTTTCAAAAGTCACAAGAAAGTAATTTAATAAATTTAGACAGAGCGTCTGAAAGACTACGTACAGCATTCTTATCTTTAGTATCACAATTCACTCCGGTGTTTGATGTTATTGCGGCAGGCTTAGAAAAATTTGCTACTATATTAACAAATATTTCTGTAGGTTTGCAAAATAAATTTGAAGGATTAGGAGACAGCACAGCAAAACTTATTGCCGCTTTCGCAGTTTTAACAACAGGAGTTCTTGCAGTCAAAGGTGGAAAAGCAGTATTAGGCGCTGGTAAAAGTTTATTTGGTGGAGGTGCACAACAAAATCCATTACAAAATGTGGCACCAGGCACAGGTGGAATGTTAGGTGGACTAGGTGCGGGTCTGAAAGGTTTCGCTGGTGGTTTAAGAGCCTTTGCCAATCCGATGGTAGTGTTAGGTGCAGGTGCATTAGGTGCCTCGATCGCATTGGTTGGAGCAGGTATTGCCGGTGCAACATACTTAATGGGTGGTGCATTAGAAAAATTTGGAGAAGGTCTAAAAACAATTGGTGAAGTAGACGGCAAAAATTTATTGGAAGTTGCAAAAGGATCCACAGCACTTGCAGGAGCAATGGTGGCTTTGGCTGGAGGCGGCACTGTTTCGGCAGTTACAGGCTTCTTTGGTAAACTTTTAGGTGGAGGCACAGATAATTTCGCCAAAAACGTGAATAATATGCTAGATGATCTTGACAAAAACAAGATTGATATGTATGCTACAAGTATTAACAATCTTGGAGAATCTATGCAATCTCTTTCTACAGGAATGCAAACGGTAACAACAGGTGCCGCAAAGGGAACAGGAGATAAATTGGATCAGTTAAATAGTACAATGCAAGAGATTTTAATGGTGATGAGTGAAAATACAAGATATGCTAAATCAACATCTAGATCATCAACAGAGGTAGCAGAGTCAGTATAATGAGTTGGAAAAAATTTTTTAGTGAAGTGCCTATAGCAGGTGCAACAGATGGAACATATTCAGCAATGGGCGGTGCCGCATCGGGCAAACCAGGTCCAGCAAAAACAAACTATTCATCATATCTTCCAGATGTGTACAGCGGTGCACCAAACAGGATTGAAAGATACGGACAATACAACGTAATGGATATGGACAGTGAGGTAAATGCCGCACTAGACATACTTGCAGAATTTTGCACACAGAATAATTCACAAAACGACACGCCTTTCAAATTTACATACAAACAAAAAGCAACAAACACAGAAGTACAAATTATAGAACAATATCTGAACCAATGGTGCAAATTGAATGATTTCAACAAACGTATCTTTAAGGTTATGCGTAATGTATTCAAGTTTGGTGATGCTTTCTTTATTAGAGATCCTGAAACTAAAAAATTATTTCATGTTGATCCAGCGAAGGTTTCTAAAATTATTGTAAATGAAAGCACAGGAAAAACTCCTGAACAGTATGTAATCAGGGATATTAATTTTAATTTTAAAAGTCTAGTTGCAACGACTCCTTATCAAACAACAGGAAACGTTACTGGCGGTGGTTCAGGATACTTGACTGGCGGTGTTAGAGGCATGGTTGGTGCAAATTATCAAGATTCACCAGGCACAAGATTCTCTACAGGACAAAGAGAGATAGCGGTTAACGCCGAACACATATTCCATTTAAGTTTATCTGAAGGATTAGACATGAACTTTCCGTTCGGAAACAGTTTATTGGAGAGTGTGTTTAAGGTTTACAAACAAAAAGAACTATTAGAAGATGCAATTATAATTTACAGAGTACAAAGAGCACCTGAAAGACGTGTGTTCTACATTGACGTAGGTAATATGCCATCTCACTTGGCGATGCAATTTGTAGAAAGAGTAAAAACTGAGATCCACCAAAGACGTATTCCGTCAAGCACAGGTGGTGGTACAAACGTAATTGATTCAAGTTACAATCCTTTATCAATTAATGAGGACTATTTCTTCCCACAAACAGCAGAAGGAAGAGGTTCTAAAGTAGAAACACTGCCAGGTGGTACTAACTTAGGTGAGATTGATGACCTTAAGTACTTTACAAACAAACTATTAAGAGGTTTACGTATACCTAGTTCATACTTGCCGACAGGAGCAGATGATGGACAAAGCCAATACAACGATGGAAGAGTAGGAACTGCGTACATACAAGAATTAAGATTTAACAAATACTGTGAAAGATTACAAAATCTAGTATCCAACGAATTTAATCAAGAGTTCAAACAGTATTTGATAGAAAAAGGTGTTAACATTGACGTTGCAATGTTTGATATCAAGTTCCAACCACCAATGAACTTTGCATCTTACAGACAGGCAGAGGTAGATAACAACAGAATTAGCACATACACACAGATTGCACAGGTTCCTTATGTCAGCAAACGTTATGCTCTACAAAGATTCTTAGGACTTACTCCAGAAGAAATGGCTGAAAACGAAAAACTATGGAGAGAAGAGAACGATGAGAACATCAAAGCGAAGCCAACTACGTCAGCAACTGAATTAAGAAGTGCTGGAATTAGTACAGCAGGTATAGATGCAGACTTAGATGCGGCAGAGCCAGATGCACCAGCAACAGAACCAGGCACAGACACTCCAGAAACACCACCAGGTGGAACAGGAGGCGGTACACCACCAACTCCTACCCCAGGAGCATAAATATTAACATGATATTACGTGAATTATTTTACTTCGATCAAATTTCTACGCAATCAGGCGAACAAAAGCAATACGATCCTAGTGAAGATCAATCAATCATGCAAAAAGGCGACACACGTAAAACAAGATTAAGCCTTAAACAGATTAACAAAGCACGAAAAGCCGGAGAATTCCACAAAGACGAACAGGAAAAAGAACTTGTATTTGTGAGACAAATGTACGGCTCAGCCAATCAACCAGAGGTATAATAAATGTCCGTTGCTTTTGTATTGGGCAATGGTCTCAGTCGTAAGCCAATACCTTTCGATCCATTGAAGAAAATAGGAAAAGTTTACGCCTGCAACGCCGTATACAGACAAAACACCCCAGATTATCTAGTGGCTGTTGACGCCAAGATGATTAATGAGATATGTGATGCAGGAGCACAATTAAGAATGCCTGTTTGGACCAATCCTAACCATGCATACAAGAAATTCAAGGGATTAAACTATTTTGAACCAAGCCTAGGTTGGTCTAGTGGACCCACAGCACTGTGGTTGGCTTGTTCACACAATCATCAAATGATATATCTGTTGGGTTTTGATTTCTTAGGCACTGAACAAGGCAAGTTAAACAACATATACGGTGACACACCCAACTACAAAAAGAATTCAGATACTGCTACCTACCATGGCAACTGGAATAGACAGACTGCAATCATTCTACAAAAGAATGGATTGAAGAAATTTTGCCGAGTAGTGCCCGACAGTGGATACAGTTTTCCAGCAGAAGACCTCAGAAAATACACGAATTACACAGAAATGACTGTATCTGCATTCAAACATCAGTATCACCTATAAAATCGGCGTCAAAAAGGGATCTAACGGCCCTTTATCGGCCCGTTTTATTAACAAAAGTGTAAATAATAACAGACAGTCTTATCAAAACACGTTAATAGGAGAAAAACAATGTCAGACAAAAGTAAATTCGAGCAAATGCTTGAAAAACTAGTTGCCGACGACAAAGCGGCGGCTGAAGAGATTTTCCACAATATCGTTGTTGAAAAATCGAGATCAATATATGAAGGTCTTTTAGAAGATGATATCAAAGATATCGAAGTAGAAGAAACTTCAAAAGAAGAATCAGCAGAAGAAACTACGTCAGAAGCGTCTAAAATGAAAAAAGACGA